CGCTGTTTTTGGTGGTCATTTTGATACCCAGATTATGCAATATCTGGCATCACGCATGGTCAATATGGTCGCCAGATATAACCGCCTCCCGGACATGTCGCGCGCCGATATTGACCTGCTGGCCGCTGATATTGCTAATTTCATTCGCGCTGAACTGGCTAACATTGACGACATTGGGTTTAGCGAGCTTAAAACGCTGTACACCTGGTACATGCGTGCCGGTTTTATATCCCTGCAATTCAACATTATTCCACCGCAGTGGGAGAAAGTCACAAAGAAATATGTCGGGGAGGATGTCATTGCACCGGCAGTAATGCGCATGTTCAGTGAAGTGTGGTGGCGTGGTCGTTTGCGCCGTATTGCGGCTGCATGGCGCGAACACCTGCAAATTGCCGTTGGCAATGTCAGCAAAAAACGGCACGCCTACGCGAGTAAAAACTGCGTGACCGACTGGCGCGAGCAGAAGCGCCGCACGCGTGAATTTCTCAAGGGGCTGGATCTCGAAGACGAAGACGGTAACCGCATCAGCCTGATTGAAAAATACGACGGTTCGGTCGCTAACCCTGCGATACGCCGCTGCGAGCTGATGACCCGCATCCGTGGGTTTGAAAATATCTGCAATGAGCTTGGTTATGTCGGGGAGTTTTACACCCTGACCGCGCCGTCTAAATATCACGCAACAACAAAAGCGGGCTACCGTAACAGCAAATGGAACGGAGCCAGCCCGTCGGACACGCAGAGCTATCTTACCGGCCTGTGGGCGCGTATTCGCGCCAGGCTGCACCGGGAAGACATCCGTATTTTCGGTATCCGTGTTGCTGAGCCTCATCATGACGGTACGCCACACTGGCACATGCTTATGTTCATGCTGCCAGAAGATGCAGAGCGCGTGCGCCTCATCATTCGCGATTATGCGTGGGAGGAAGACTGCCAGGAACTGAGAAGTGATAAAGCTAAAAAGGCACGCTTTCATGCTGAGGTCATTGATCCGGCAAAGGGCAGCGCGACCGGCTATGTCGCTAAATACATTTCCAAAAATATCGACGGTTATGCTCTTGAGGGTGAAACCGATGACGAAAGCGGTGAGTTACTGAAAGAGACTGCTTCTTCCGTTTCGGCATGGGCGGCGCGCTGGCACATTCGTCAGTTTCAATTTATCGGCGGTGCGCCAGTGACGGTCTACCGTGAGTTGCGTCGTCTCGCGGATACCGAGACCGCGCACGGCCTGAGCATTGAGTTTGCCGCCGTCCACGATACCGCCGACGCCGGTGACTGGGCCGGTTACGTTAATGCGCAGGGTGGGCCGTTTGTCCGTCGCGATGATTTGCAGGTGCGCACGTTGTATGAGCCGCGCACCGAATTTAACCAGTATGGCGAGGAAATCGTTTGTATTCGTGGCGTGTACGATTCCGCCGTCGGTGCAGGCACCCCGATTTTAACCCGGCTCACGCAATGGAAAATTGTGCCGAAGCGGGCCGTTGATTTGGCCGTTGACGTTAAGGGCGCTCCTGCGCCCTCTTGGAGTTCTGTCATTAACTGTACGGAGAGTGAAAGCGATCCTCCGGTATTCGCTTTATCAAAGCCCTTAGGTCTACGTAAAAGGCGGCTATTGAAGGCTCAACTCAGGCTGCCAGAGCAGGATATTGATATTTATTGCGGGCGTGAGAAACAGGTTGATCAAGCGCGTTGGCCAGACGACTTGCAAAGCCTTTCAACGCCAATGAACGCTTCGTCTGAGGGCTGAGTGTGAACCCGAATTAAGTGAAATCCGAAGTGTTTTTAGCCGTTGAAGGTTGCGCGCATCCCATTAATATCCATCGATATCATGAAGATACATATGCCACCTCTGATTTTTTTCTTCCCAGCTTTTAGTAATACGTGCTACTGTATGTATATACAGTTACTCATGGTGGAGGTTGTGTGGACAGAGAGTTAAACGAGCAAGTTATGATTGAGCGAGTCGAGATGATTGCCCGTCTGACAGCTGAAGGAACTTGCCAGGAAAGAGATCGTGAAATTGCCCTGAATTTAATCGCTGAGATTGCGAGAGGGAACTTGATGAAAGGCAATGCCTTTACAGTTGTCTTTTCAGCAACGCCTGCACCAGAAAGATTAAAAAAGAGGGGAGGCTACGTGAAAGTCAATATCGCCTTAGACCAAGAACAAAAAATAGGACAGACGATGGTTGATGCCTTTCAATATGAGCTGACCCGACGAATTCATTCTTTGTTCCCATCAACGCATGTCACCGTTAAAAAGGGTTCTGTGACAGGTGTAGAATTGAGGGGCTTTGATAAAGAGTCCGATCGTGAAGCCCTGGACAATATTCTTCAGGAAGTCTGGGAAGATGAGAGCTGGCGATAGCTATTAATACTCAGCCCATCAAAGGTTATATCCCTAAACAGGGGCTGCTGATACGAACATAGTTAATGCAGTATATGTTAGCACGCCCCCAACCTTATTTTTCCACTCCAGAGTTGTAGCGTTCCGTTTTTGTAGCTCTACGTTCACCTGATTTTATTTACGCTGCTCATTGTCTCATCAGTGGCGGGCATTATGTATTTTGTCATTTATATGAGGGCTTCCAGCGATAAAGGAATGTTGTGCGCGTGATTGCACGTCTGTAAGCAGTAGCCGATTTAACACCTGCTCTGGAAACTATCTTAGATCCGAAAATCCATTTGTTGGGAGCATTTGATGAAGATCTACGCAATGCAGGGGGACACGCTTGATGCTATTTGTGCGCGTTATTACGGGCGTACTGAGGGCGTCGTTGAAACAGTGTTAGAAGCAAATCCCGGTCTTGCTGCTTCAGGCGTTATTGTGCCACACGGCAAGGCGATTGAAATTCCTGAGGTTGATAGCGCAGCAAAAGCTGAGGCTGTGCATCTATGGGACTAAGTCTGGAAAAAATCACCACGTTTGTAGCTTACTGGTTAGCCGTTTGCCTCGCCTATTTTGGGGCAATGTCACCTGAAAAAGTAGCACTCTACGTGGGGGGGATGTGTGCCATTTTTACGGCGCTGACGAATTACTGGTTTAAGCGCAAAACATACCGTTATCTGACCTCACTCGGGTTTGATGAGAAGGCGATTCGTGAATTCAATCATTAAGCGCTGCAGTGTAGCCAGCGTGCTGATGTTCGCAGCCCTGCTGCCGGACTTTCATTTGCTGAAAACGTCTCCTGAGGGATTAGCGCTGATTGCCGATCTTGAGGGCTGTCGGCTGAGACCTTATCAGTGCAGTGCGGGTGTGTGGACGTCAGGTATTGGCCATACGGCTGGCGTTGTGCCAAAAGAAGATATCAGTGAACGCGAAGCGGCTGTAAATCTTGTTGCTGATGTGCGCAATGTTGAGAAGAGACTTTCTGCGTGTGTGTCAGCCGAAATACCCCCTCGTATATATGACTCGTTGGTTAGTTTTGCCTTTAACGTTGGCGCGGGAGCCGCATGCCGGTCGACGCTGATGTCATTTGTTCAGCGCCAGCAGTGGCAACAGGCCTGCGATCAGTTTCCGCGCTGGGTATATGTGAAAGGTATCAGGAATACTGGTCTTGAGAATCGACGTATACGGGAAAAAGCATATTGCATCAAAGGGATTCCATGAAAGTCCTGCTACTTATACTGGCCGGGCTGCTTGCCTCAGTACTGTGGTTGAGCCGCGAAAATCTGAACCTTTCTCGAACATTCGAAAAAGTAAATCAAGTTGCTGGCGAGCAAAAAAACATTATTGCAAACCTGAAAAATCAACTCTCTGCCTCACAACGAGTAGCCCGAGATAATGAAAACTCGCAGGTCAGGCTGCGTGACGAACTTTCAATGTTGAGTGAGCAGCGGGCAAAGCGTGAGGAGACTATTACAAGGTTGATGAATGAAAATGAAACTTTACGCCGTTGGTACCGTGACCGTCTGCCTGATGTGGTGCGCCGCTTGCACACCCGCACCGGCTGTGCCTCCGCTGCACGCTGTCTACAACATCTGCCCGAGAGTGAGCTCATGCCCAATGCCAGGCAGCGAACCGATGACTAATGGCGATCTCAGTGCAGATATACGCAGGCTCGAGCAGGCACTGGTTACCTGCGCGCTGCAAATCGAAACCATCAAAGAGTGTCAGGGTAAAAGTAATGGATAAACCAAATAGCTTACGTCAGGCATTAATTGACGCTATTCCACAGCTAAGTGCTCACCCAGAAATGTTGCGCTTCTCTGTTGAGAACGGAAATATTGATGCACGTCTCTCCGTCTCATTATCATTTGAAAAGAAATATACCCTGAAAGGTCTTGTTAAAAATTTTGTCGGCGAATCCAATCAACTTTTCGTGCCGCTGTTAGCTTGGCTTCGGGAAAATCAACCTGATATTTTCACGCTGGATGAAGGGCGTAAAAATGGCTATCTCTTTCAGATAGTCATGAATGAAGATGAAAGTAAAGATATTAGCTTCAGTCTGCAATTGACCGAGCGGATTCTTGTCACAGAGGAAAATGGCACATTACGCGCCTGTTATTCTCCTGAACCACCGTTACCTGCACCTGTTACTCGGCCT